AATAGGGCAGCTTCCTGGTCTCGGAGCCAAAGCTGTACTGCCTCCGCATGCTCACTATTACGTCATCAGGAGACATAAACTTGAGCGTCTGTGGGTCTACTAGATAGCACTTGCGCTTTTTAGTGCCATCCCTGCCCTGAACCTCAACTATACGACCCCCACACTTTTTGCAGAGGTCAATAGGGTAGGTCGTCTTCTCAGCAAGCTGTGACCACCTAAGGATGAAGTAGTTAATCTCCTTAAACCCCTTTCGGTAGTTAGGCTGCTTTCTCTCCGAGTCCTCAACTAATGGTCCAAATCCTACCTGTAGGGCTGCTGCTGATGTGTTGCTGATAGGCTGTCCTCTGCCCAGTGCCTGCTCCGGCACACCGGACAGGTCAAGCATCATCTGCAACACGCTCTCCAGGTACTTATAACTGGCTGGTAGGTCAGAACCTAGCTCCAGATTAAATACCTTGGCCTCTGCAGGTAGACCAGACCACAAGCTGCGTGGTCCTTTGCTTAAGTTCTTTGCAGAAGCACCAGTGATAATTGTGATGGGGCTAGCGTGGTAGTTAATCACGTCTGAGATATCAGTGAGCTTCTCATTAAGCTCCCTCTGAATATCAATCACCCCATCCAGGTCAGAAAGCCCGTAGTACTCCTTCGGGAACTTCTGGTGCTGTATATGCACTAACGGTATCTCGCCAAGGTCATTAGACCTAATCTGCTTGATACCATCCTCCCAGCCCTCTACTATCCGGTCTGGGAATATATCCTCGATATAGCGCTTATTCTTCTGGACTCCTATTCCGCCTAATGTGATGGGAGTGGTCGTGGTGCTATTAGTCGTGGGACTAGTCTGGTCTGCTACCTCTGTGATCACCCTAACCTGCAGAAGCTCCTCCTGATTAAGAGGATTCCATACGGGGAAAACCTGGTCAGAGCCCAGCAAGCGAAGCCTGATCCTCCCTTTAGTGAACGGATTAATAGCTTTTTGCTGATTAGACGGAGGCTGGTAGACCACTAGCACGAACACATCACCTGTGACGCCACCCATCGTGGCCATCTCTAGTGCTAGCTGGTCTCTGTCATTATAATCCCAAACCTCATCTATAATAGGCTTGGTGATATTGGATAGAGGGTCCGGCACTGAGAACTTGACGCCTTTTCCAAGCAAAAAGCTGGCCTTCTTGTCAACTATTCTCCTGCAATAGTTCGCAGTGACTAATGGTGCTCCATCCTCTCTCTGGAAATTCCATTGAATACCAGAATAGAAGCGCCAGTGCTCCTCATAACGCTTGAGTCTAATGGAGTCTTGAGGATTAGTGGCTAGAGCTTGGGTGGTATTGCGCCCCTCTCTCCTGTCATAAGGAACAGCAGTACCACCGGCTCCCTGCAAATGTAAAAATTGATACTGGAGGGGCATTATAAACCTATGTGCTCTTAACCGCCTTCAGATAAGGTGATGATGCGAGCTTACGCCTCAAACGACGATGCATCTCCACTAGATTGTCTGTCTGGCGCTTAATCTCATCGGAAAGAGCTTTTTCTGGCTCTGTAATCGCCTGTACCTTGCGAGTAATCTGAAGATTCTGGCCGTTAATTCTCATCTCTCTAAGCGATTCTCTAGCAGCTTCAACGTCATCGCTTGCTCGCTCTGAAGGCGATTGAAGTCCTCTACCACTTGAAGAAGGCTCTCTGCAGACGTCTGCTTCTCCTTCACCCTCTCCTCGTTTATCCTCTTGATCTCGCAGTCCTTCTCTTGGATAACCTTCACATGGTACCAGAGAAGGATCAGCAAAAGTGTTGTCGGCAACCCGTAGGTGCTCAATAGGCTTAGCACTGTGTCCATCGTCATTCCCAGATTTCACGGTAAATGCCCTACAATTAATTGCTCATTCCTCGCTCTCGAATACCAAAAAGCTCCTGCCCCCAGAATAGCGAGAATGAGACCTATATCGTTGCTTGTGTGCTAATAAGGCGGTTACCGCTAGCGCTCCGTCATCAATCTGGACTGGACGATTAATCACAGCTTCATTATTCAGCCTTGATGTGTGGTACCTATTAGCTCTGTCATCTCCATCTGCGCTGCTTAGCATGCGCAGTCTATGACTGTGCTTCACAGAGCCAACAACCACCCAAGGCTCTAAAGCTGGATCTCGCTTCGCCGCTTTAATGAGCGCTTTTTCTTCACTTTTGCCAAGCCCACTTTTCCTTGCCTCAAACCTAAGTGCATTTAGCACTTGCCATCTTTCTGCTCTCTCCCGGACAATATTGATTAGGCGAAATAAAAAACCGCGCCATCCAAAGCCCTTATAATAGTCCTTTGGATCAAGCTCCCTACCGAAGCACCTAATCTTATCCGGAGTCATCAGCCTACCGCTGGCCTCTTGGCTTTCGCTGCCTCATGTCAGAGCGCGGTAGTCTGTCGTTCTCCTTTGCCGAAAGGTAGCCAGGCAAAAGTGCAGCGCCTGGATTAGGACCAGTGCCCGCGTCATATTCCGCATCTAGTGGAGCCATCAAATCCCCATCCAGCTTTCCGCCTTTGGGAAAATTCTCAAAATATTGTCTGTGCTTCTCAGACGTGCGTCGCTTATTCATGAGTCACCTATACCTATCCGCTCTAGTACACTGTAGCACATCATAACTCTCAGCATCACGTGAGAACAGCTTATTAGCGGAGCACTCTATCTCATGCTCGCTCATAGGGTCTAACGTGGTTGCGTAGCACGCTAGTGCAGCGGAGTCTGGGTAGTCATCATGGTGCCCATCCGGGGCAAAGCAAGTGATGTACTGCCCTACGTAGTCTTTGACCAATGCCAAATTCTCATCAATAAATTTATTATACTCTACAGTCTCGACCGTATGAGGACCAGCAGCATAAAATAATCGACAAGATGAAATCTCTTGCAGATATAGCTTGTAAAGGTGATCCTTGGTTAGTGTGGAGAATTTCACCGGTACCACTCTAATCTCCGGCATTAGTGTAGCTAGCTCTTCTGCTACAGGATCACCTACACCGGTGGCATCCACCGCTACCACGTCCACAGCATACTTACTTAGATACTCAATAATCACCTTAATCTGGTCTCGCCACCTGCCGTAGCTCTCGCACCAACCTACAATGGTTTTCTCATAGTAGACTATTGAGCGCTCATCATCCTCCTTCACGTTACGCAGCCTTGGCAAACCGTAGTCTATAGGGTCACCTATCTCCATCACTGTAACCACTGTTGGATCGTTTATCTTGCCAAGGTCAATCCCAGCTACCTGCCGGCGGAATTGTCTAATCTCCCCCACCTCAATCCTCTCATCCGCCGCTTGGATAAAGGCCTCCTTATCAACTGCACCTGCATTAGCGTCTTGCCAAAGCAGCCTAAAATTGAGCTTAAATTCCTCGTTGTCCTCATTACCCCCTAATTTCTCAAGCTCTGTATTAACCCAAGCCTCATATTTCAGATGGAAGCGCTTGCCGGTCTGCTCAAACATGCGCCTCTTTTCGTTAATTACAGTCTTATAGTCAAATTCAAAATGACTCCTTGGCTTCCCTGCCTTCTCCGTCTCCAGGTTTCGCATAATAGAGTCATAGAAGTCTCCCTTGTGCAGGTTAGCGGTACCGATCTTCACCATTGAGCCATTAGTGGCTGCAAGCATGGGGGAGATCTCCTTTTGGATCTTCTCCCTGCCCACTAGCTGGCTCTCATCAATGATGATCATGTGAAACGTACCTCCCTCAACCGTTGATTGAGTGCTAGCAGTCTGCGCGAGCATAAAGGAACCGTTTGACCAAGCTACCTTATCGCCGCGGCTTACAGTGACAGATACGTCTATATCAGGGTCCTCATAGATGTCCTGCATCGCTGGCATGTCTGCGCGCATCCTAACGCGATCGTAGATAAAGCCGCTCTGCTGCTTCTTGGGAGCAAAAACCCCAATAAAGATACCTTGCGCATAATCAGACACACGTTGATCATCAGGAAATGCCCTGGCTAATGTAGGAAGAAATACGCAAAGTCCTCCAGTCAACGATGAGATGGCTTCAGACTTACCGCTCTGCCTTGCGCACAGACCGGTAATCGTCCACCCATCCCCTGTGAGCAAGCTCTCCACTATCCTGCGCATGAATAGAATCTGATAGTTATAAAGGTCTATCCCTGCAGGCGCATTAAAGAGACGGACAAATTCTATTATTACGTCAACCAGCTGCTCCGTCGTGAGAGGACATGTCTGCTCAGACATTGCTTAGGTCCTCAAGTAGCTGCTCTGCACTACTGTCGAATTCAAGCATGTCAGAGTAATTCTCTTTAATAGTCCACAAGCCTATCAATACAAATCTGAGATAGCTATCTGGCACACTACTAATTAATACCCTGGCAAAGCCACTGCTATCACCACCTATAGCTCCTTTTTCGCTGGCTACAGCTAAAGCACCCATTAGAGCAGACACAGCAGCGCATACCCTAATATTTTCCTTTTCGTCTGAGCCTTCTGCGTGGCCTGTGATTTCTAACCATTTGCCCTTCTCAGACGTTGCTACCTTTACCAAGATCATCTATCTTCCCAGCCTATCAAGAGGCAGGATACCAGCCCTTCTTGCTCGCTCAGTCTCTCTGCGCCTTGCGCTTCTTTGGCGATTTGTCCTATTAATCCCAGCGAGAGCTTGCTGCCTTCTAGTGGTACCTCTCCCCCTTCTCCCTGTAACGGCAAACCGAGTAGCTCTTTGGGATGGCACCCTTCTGACCCTTGCTCTACCTGCAGACGCACCACCTCTTGCAGAGGTACCGGTAGTACCTGCAGGTGTGCCACCTCTAGCTCTAGGGAGCTTCTTCCTTTTACCACCTTTAAACCCGCCAAATGTTCCCAGATACCGCATTATTGTCTCCAAATAGAAAAAGGGTTGTGCCTATTAAGACACAACCCTATCATAGCACACCAGTACGACTTAGAACTCCAACGCCACCAGTCTACGGAGGCAATAATGGGTCCTTTTCATTAATAGCATCAAAAGCCTGCTTCCTGAGTACGCAGCTAGAGCACATCCTACAAGGTTTTGGTTCGCTCGTATAGCAGCTCCAAGTGTGTCCTAATGGTACGCCCAGTCTAATAGCCTTTTTTACTATGGCAGCTTTCTCCATCAGTATGATCGGGGTCCTGATCGCAATCCTAAGCCCTTCCGCTCCAC